AATAAAGGAAATGTAAAACAGTCCCAGCTATTTTTAACGTCTATGATATGATCTTCTAGTATTGCGTCTGGAGTACCAGTCAAAAAGTCATCTTCATAAGACTCTTCATTCTTAGCTAAACTACCATAACCTAACTCACTAGCTACAAAGTCTAAACTGCTTTGCTCTACTATATTACCTTTGTCAGTGTATTTACTAGTGAATTCTTTTTTACGTCCGTAGATTTGTTCTTTAAGCCACTCCTCGCAATAGCTAGCAGTAGTCTTAGATAAGTACTCTTTCTTTGTTCTAGGGTTAGTCATAATCTGACCAATAGCAGAACATCTTATTTTAAATTGTTTCATTGTCTTTTTTGTTTATTTTGTTGTATAATTTCTCAGAGTCAATCTTATTATATAAGTCCTCTATGAATTCGTTTTGCTCTGACTTAGTGTCTTCTACCCAATAGTCATAAGCAGACTTTTCCTTTTCTAATTCTTCTAAAATCATTTCGCACTGGTTTTTTATATTTTCTATGTGATCAAATATTGTCATATTATTGGTTTTTAATTGCGTTAGCGACCTCATCAGCACTAGCTACGTTACTATCTACTCCTATTCCGAAATTAGCTAAGCATCGACCCCAGCTACTAGTCTCGCAGTTTTCTATAAATGAAGTCTTATTAATAAAACTAGAATTTTGTTTTTCGTGAGCGTACCCACTAGCTACCTCTACTCCTTTGTCATTGATTATAGTAGAGCGTATTATAACTCCATTGTCGTTAATATGTGTTATTTCTGAGGTTAAGCAATACCCAGTAAATTTTTCTCTAAAGTATTTAATTCTTTCGTTTACCGTTACATAAGATTTACCCTTTATGTCTACAGTCTTTAGTTTATTAGTTGTCATATTGTTGTATTTTAGTTAGTATATTAATTATCTTAATTATTCTTTTTTCGTTGTAATTAATGTTTAGTTGTTTCATTTCTTTAGCTATAGTCTCTACTATTGCTATATATCTACCAAACCTATTTTGGTGAATTTCTACGTCATTACTAGTCAGATAAAATCTACATATTACTCTTTTATTCCAGTTAGCCTGTATAATAATATTAAGTAATCTTTGGCTTAGAAAGTTATGTCTTTCGTGACGTTCCCAATATTCTAAATAATCATTATGGGAGTTATAATATATATTAGACTCCATACTTAATTATTTTTATTGTAATCCTCCATTAATTTTAACATTACTGAGCTATAAGATTTGTGACCGTTAGCTCTGCATTTTTCCTGGAACTCTAGTAGAGTGTCAATCCTCTCAGCTGGTACGTAAAAAGTTCTAGTTGTATAGTTTATTGTCTTTGACATTGTATTTGTTTTAAATGTTTATGTTTGTAAATATATATATAAATACAATACAAATAACAAAAAGACTAAAAAAAATATAATTATATTTAAAATAGATGAGTAAGTCTAGCGACTTGTCCGAACTCACTAAACAAAAAGGCTTCTATAGCTTTGTTATTAGAGCTTTGATAACCAGAGGTATGGTGATATATGTCAGCTTCAGTAGGTGACATAAGAGACTCTACCCAAAGACCTGGGAATTGTTTACTAACTTTGTGATGTATATGCTGGGTGAACATATATCTATATTTAGTTTCACTCCAAAATTTACACTCGTCTGCTACTATTAAAGGTAAAGTATCTGCTTTTATCTTATGACTATGACAGCTACTAATAAGATTAGTTTTATACTTATAATACTTTCTCATTTGTAGACTAACATCAAAAGTCACATCTTTATTGTGTCTAAACCATACTGCTAATATCTCAGCTACTAGCCAGCCGATAGTGTTATCGTGGTTTCCTGGAGTAAACATAACGTGGACAGTACTAACTTCTAGTAGCATCTCTATAATAGACACCATTAATCTTTTAGCTATTTGGAAATGGTCACTTAATAATCCATCTACCTCATTTTGTTTAGTACCTCTCTTAGTAGTATTGTCAAAATTATCGACGTGCAATAAGTCACCAGATAACAATAAAATAGTCTTATCTACGTTAAACCCTTGTGCTTTATTTAAGCAGCCCCTAACACCCTCTAAGGCTCTAGTAACTGCTATTTGGTTATTATACTCTTCCCCACTAGCAAAAGACTTACAGAGCTTCCCTATATGTAAATCGGACGGACACATAAATAGTAAGTGACTATCTTTGTATTTTATCCTATGTATTTTAGGGTATTTAGGACTGTATTCTTTTAAGTCGTTTAATAGTTCCTTACTAAGTTTCTTAAAATCTATTTCAGCTGGCTTAGGTTGTTTAAAATAAAGACTAGCAGTTTTGTTCTTAATCCAGCCACTATGTAAAGTAGTAGGGTCTAAACCCTCTTTCTCACATTCATACTTAGCTCGTCTGTATTGGTTTATTATTTCGGCTTCGTCTGGTTTTAATCTATAGCGTGGATTCTTAGCGTTAGACTCTGTATAGCGTTTACTATGATGTTTATTTTTATCCACTTTTTAAAGAAAGCTAAATATAGTTAATTTTTTCTTAATGAACTTCCAAAATAAAATCCAAAAATACTAAGGACAATTCCTTCACATAAACCTATTAAAGTGTAAAATGTTTTTTCGTTGTTCTCTGGGATATTAACGTAGACTATAGTATATACTAAAAAAACAAAAGTACCTAGTCCTACTAGACCAGTTAAAGTAAACATTAAATCAAACTTTTTAACCTTAGATATTTCTACCTCCCTTTTTCTAGCAGAGTCTCTGTCTGCTACCTCAGTCTTATAGGCTTCTATAAGTTGGTTATGTAATTCTTTTTTAGTCTCAGCGTCTATAGTATCATCTTTATCGATAAGGTTCTTAACTATTCCTAAAGCTCCTTTGTCTGGTAATACGTCTCCTACTATATCTAGTATGTTGGGAGCTTTGTTTTTTAAGAATTTACCTATTAAAGTATCTTTAAATTTCTTTTTATTACTCATAAGATTTGTACTTAGTTCTATTATTAGAATCTTTATAAGCTACTAAAATTTGTTTTCTTTGTGAGCCGTTTGTGTTATAGCTAACGTGAACCCAGTCTGGGTTTGTATTACTACCAAACTCCCATATCAATTGGTCAAACTCTAAATTGTTTTTAATATACTCGAAAATTTCAGCGTTACTAGGTAAGCTATAAGCGTCTCTATCTATGTCAATAGCCTGACCTTTACAGTGCTGAGATGATTTACTCCCACCTATAGCCTTATTTAGAGCCTCACTACGATAACCGCTACTAATATAAATAGGACACCCGTAATAGTCTCTAATAGGTTGAAATATCTTTTCGGCTAGTATTTGTAGATTTACTAAATGTTCTTTTGTTGGTTCGTTGCTTATACCTAGTCTTTTAGCAGTTCTAGACTTAGTTACCTCAGATAAATATAGATTTTTACTTAGTTGCATTATTTCTCCGATTGACTTTTTTTTTTGCGTTAATAAGTAGCCTCTCTTCCATTCTAGCTAGCTTCTCTCTTAGGTGAGTGTTTTCTGTTATTAATGAGTCAATTTTTTTCTCTAAGTCTCCTATCTTTTCTTTCAGTTGTTCTATTACTTGAATTTGAAAACCGTCTGTCCTAGCTTCTTTATTGGCATTAATATCCATTTTCTTTTTGATAATATCCCAAACTTGTTTTAAACCTAAGCCCCCTACTAGAGCAGTTATGGCCATTAGTAGACTGTGATCCTCCATTTTATATAATATTTTAGCGTCCCTGTTTAACATAGGGTTTTTTGTAGTTCTTACTATTTTTATTTTTAGACATATTTTTACTATGTCTTCCTTTTCTCTTTTTTTTAATTTTAATTAATCTCATTCTTCATTAGTTGACCAGGCATCTGTTGCCATTAAAGCTAAAACTTCACTATAATTTAAAACATCAATTGGTGTTACAGCTTTATCACTTATAAATGTTGGTGTTGTATTGTATTTGATTGCAAATTGAGTTTCATCAATTGACTTTCTTACAGTATTTGCGCTTGTTTCACCAACTTGTGAAAAATCAACTTTTGCTAAATCTGAAATATTTAAAATTGTGTATGTTCTGTTATTTTCCATTTTTTATTATTTACGGTGTGTCTGTTTTCCTGTCAGCTTCTTCCATATTATTACTAGTTGCATCGTTACCTCCACTGCCCTGGTCGGTAAGTGTCCAGATTCCTGTTCCACTGTTAAATGTTGCTTCTTCTCCCATTCTATACCAGGCCAAAGGATTCAATGAAGATATGTTGGAAGGTGTGCCACTTCCGTAAATCGTATTAATATCTGTTTGAGATAATACAGAATTAAAAACTGAAACCTCATCAATGTTGCCTTTAAAATATTTTGTGCTTGTTGTTATTCCTGCTATTACAAAATCACCAGTCAATGGTATATGTGCATATAATAATTTATCTGTAATTTCTTTTACACTATCTATATAAACATTAAAAATAGTTCCACCAGTATCATATTGAATAGTTTGTAAAATGTGATGCCAGTTCCCATCATTTAAATTAGTAGTGCCAAAAGTATTTCCTCCTTGTCCTTGTATTAAAATTAAAGAAGTAGAACCATTATAATGAAGTCTAATTGGCGAACCATTTGGATGACTACTATTAATACCAACAGGATAAGAACTTGTGTGTGCACCAACCCCTGTATAATTGACCTTTACCCAACAACTTAAAGTTACATTTGGAACAGCTGTATATGCCAAACTTAAACCTGTTGAAAATGTTTCATCAACACCATCAAATTCAAAGCTATATACATTTGAAAATGGAGCTGCCGTTACCCCAATAGTAACCCCACTTTGAACACCGTCCACAGTGTAAGTTATACTATGATTATCAATAGTAGATGCGCTTAAATCGATTTGACCAGTTGAACTATTGTGCGTACCAGTGTCTACAAATACTAATCCAGCTGTAGCATTAAAAGAACCTCCAGCAGTTCCTGTAATAGTCGGAGTAGGGTCAGATTCACTTTGATTATAACTACTTTTATCATAACTAAAAGCAGCACTAACACTAGGACCTAAACCCCCAGAGGGTATGTAAAACAATCCATTTTTTTTATCTTTATTATATAATATCGGCATAATTTAAGTTATTGGTAAATTACAATTATCATAATTAAAAGGAATTTTAAATCCTATATTCATTCCCCAGCCCGTTAGCTCATCTTCAAATCTTTCTGTAAAACTAGTCAAAGTTCCAGACCTAACTAAGTTAACTTTTAACCAATCTACTTTGTTAATAGCTGGAGTTCCTACTACGTCTGTCTTATGTTCAAAATAAGCTACAGTATCTAGTAAGACCTGGCACATATCTGACTTAACTTCATTCTCGTTAGACTCATCTTTATTAACTAAGTCCATAGCCATTACGTTAAAATTCCAAGTGAAAACACCATCCCCTAAAGTTGCCGGCTGATCAGCTACCCAAAATAGTGGATAGTTAAAGTCTGTTAGTTGGTTATGTTCTACTATTTCCCACAAATCACCATTACCGAAATTTTGTATTTGCTTATGATTAGTAGCAAACGTCTTAAACTCTTTTAATATTTGATTATAGGTTAATATCATTTTTGACTATTTCTATATTCGTCTCTCCAGCAATAAGTACTATTCCCACCACCTAAATAAAAACTAGTCTGGAAAGCTGTCTTTCTAGGGTTTAAATCGTCAGAGTGTTCTTTATACTTAGGGAATAAATTATCATTTTCACATAAGAAGTTAATTAATCTAGCTTCTCTCTCCTCTGCTTTGTTTTTCCACTCGTCCCTTAAAAACTGTAAATCCTGGTAGTCTATAGGGTTACTATTATCACTGTTCTTAGTTGCTACAGATTTATTTCTATACTTAAATAACATAGAAGTACTACACTCATACATCACCCATTGAGCCATAGTAGGAGCTATATAATTATCTAGTAAGTTAGTCTCATCACTATTTAAAGAAGTGGTTATCTTAGCCTTTAAATCTTCATATAAAGGAGTTCCTAAAATAGGGTGAATCCTTAGCTCCTGGCAGTCTTTAATACTAGGTAGGATTAACCTCATATCTACATTTTCGTCTATTAATGTAGTGTTCTTAACGTATTGCTCTGATATGAATAAAACTGCCATTATATATCGTATTTTAATTTTATTTCGTGTCTTACATTTTTAGCTCTACTACTATAAGGCTGTAAAACAATAGCCTCTAAGTCCTCTTTCAAATACTCTAATTCATTCTCAGCGTTTAGCTTTTTTCTCTTTAATATTTGGTAGCTGCTTAGTTTCATTTTTTTAATCTTACTATTTGCATTTCCCAAATATGTCTACAAAAAGGAGTAGTCTGTCCTGTTCTAGGGTTGTTATACCAGCCGCCTCTTTTAGTAAATATATCAATCCCAGACTGTCCTAAGTCATTAGTAAGTAAACTTAATTGCTGTAGTGTATATCTTTTAGTTCTAGATAGTGCCATCATTCTAATACAAAAAGGTCTACTCTGAGTTTTTAAAGGAGGAGCGTCTGGTCTTTCTATATATTTATAAACTACAAAGGTCTCATCTTCAGGTTTTTGTATACTTTGCTTAGCGTCTTCAGTAGGTTTAAATTCATTATCTAAAGCTCCAGCGTTTTGTAATTCAGCTATTAGATCATTAACCTCTGACTGTGGTATGCTTAAAGCCTCAGCTATTTCCGTAATAGGTAAATCTGGATTGTCTATAAGTAAATCTAATATACTTTTTTCTGCTCCAGTTAATACTCTATTAATCTCAAATTTAAAATCTTTTAGTAATTCACTTTCAAACTTCTTAGCCTCTTCTATATTAGTAATAGGCTTTATAAAAGTTTCAATAGTTTCTAGTTGGTCTATTTCTATACCAGTGTTATCTAATTGACTAAAAAGTATTTCGTCTTGTACGTCTTCAAATTCTTTTTTTAGGCTTTCAGTTGTTTTAGTTACACTACCTTTAAGACCTATTAATTGTCTTATCTCTTCTATAGACATATTATCTAGCACCTTAGTAGCTACTAAAGGACTTAATATTCCAATAGCTTCAGCTACTTTATTAGTCTCTATTTCGCTTTGTGATAATCCTATTTTTTCTCTAAGTTCGTCCTGAGTCATAGCCCCTAAGACAGCTGTCTCACTAAAGTATCTTTGTACTGGCTCTATTTTCTGTAGTCTTACCGGATGCCCACTAATACCGTTAAAGTTAAGTATTGAATTTATTAATTCGTTAAACACTTTTTGCTCTGGGTCTATTTGTAGATTTTGGTATAATTGACTGGCTACTACTATCTCGTCAGCGTTATTTCCTAGTCCAGCATTATCTTTAATTCCAAAAAGCTGAGGGCTAGTAATTCCGTGAGCTGTAAATATCTCTTCCCTAATTTGGTTATTTAGGTTTATAAATCTTTCGTCTTGTCCGTTAACTGGAATAGGTAATATCTGAGGATGGTCACTATTCTGGTCAGTAAATGAAAGCAAAGGTTTACCAGCATTATCAGCTCCTGTAGCATAATCTTTAAATCTTCTTTCTATATTAGCCATTTCTTCCTCTGTCGGTTGCCCATTAGCAAAAGAAATTACATAGCCAGCACTTAAATTATTTTTAATATTTTGTAAAGTAAAATTAGCTATCTCAGCGTCTGACTCTAAGTAAGGTATAGCACTAGTATAGTCTGGCATAGGATAAACTCCTAAGTCTGGTCTGTATTCTTTGTAGTATATTAAATAGTCTACCTCTGGCTTAGCAGTATCGTCGTAGGGAAACTGTTGTAATATTTTATAGTCTTCGTTGTTTTGTGGGTTTCTAGAGGACCAGTCATCTGTATAATAAAATAAACCATTGTCAACTCCAGCTCTAATGTCACAAAAATCTATATGATTGATAGCAGCTATTTTGCCACTCTTAGACATTCTAACTTGCAAGCTAAAACCTCCGTATACTTTCTTATCTTTTGCTAGTTTAGACGTTAGCTCGTCTATGTTCTCGTCTTCGTTAGGCATCCTAAGAAAACCATCTACATAAGCCTTTTCTGAAAAGGATAGTTTCTTATCTACTACAAAACCTTGACCCACTATAAACTTAACCTTACTATTAATAATTTGGTTGTGTTTACTAGACTCATTATATAGTTTAGTTAAATAATCCGGATAAGTATTTTTATAAGGTCTGTCTATTCCGTATTCGTACCAGTCACCTTTTTTAGACTCTTTAAACTCTGGTAATTCATAACCGCCAAAATTGATAGGAATTAATTTTATACTCATTGTGCTGGATTATATACTACGTTAGTAGTAGGTGAAACTGTATGTTGTGTAAAACTAGGTTCGTAACTAGTATCTATTAATTTCATTTTTCCCTCTTCTACTACTCCTACTACTACTATATTAGTAGGGTCTAAATTAGTAGAACTCAACTGCTCATATACTTTGTAATTGTAATACCCAGCACTTCCTAAAAGAATTTGTCCGTTAACAGGGTCTTGCACTTTGTTCTCTATAAAGTTAAATTCATTATATCTAGAAATATTTGTGCTAATATCTGTTAAAACTGTGTAATATTTTTCTTTAGTTTGATCGCTTTCAAACTCAAATAAATATCCAGCGTTTTGTTGAATAGTAGTCAATTCATACAAAGTGCAAACAAAGTTAGTAGTAGTTTTTTTAGTCAGTACTATCACTTTTCTTTGTTTTTTTCTTTTCTGTAAATACTTCAGTTATATCTAACTTTTTTAATAACTCTATATTTTCCTCACATATTAAAACTTTAAAGCCTTTAGTGTGGATTGTTTTTCCTATATAAGATTTCTTTAACATAATTACAAATTTAAAAAAAAAGGGGAAACTACTCCCCTCTTTCATACAACAAAGAACGATTATGCAATCGTTAAACCAGCCACAACAGAGGCTTGAACTTCATAACAAGGTAACTGAGATTTATCAGTTAACTCGATTTGGTATTGATTTGGGTCACCATAAGCCTGTCCAGTTTGTGCTACCAAAGAACTACCTTCAGCGAACTGGTCAAAACCTAAAGCCCAATATTTACCATTATTATCTTTTACTATTACTGCTAGTCTAGCTAACATCAACATTTTAATTTCATTAGTTTTAGTAGCCGTTAACTTATTTATAGTAAACGCTAAAACATTATCATAAAAAGAAGTCCCAGCTGTTTGGTCTACAGTTGCTGTAGAGGTAACAGAGCCAGACTCTTTTTTCAGATTATACTTAAAAAAACTCGATGCACCAGCCTGAGTAATAGCACTAATTTCGTGTCCTGACTGAGTGAAAGCAGTAACATTGTCTCTTTCAGAAATAAGAACCTCTTCTATTCCTCCTAGACTGTCACTACAATCTCTAGCCATTCCACTTGCTAATATACAACTCATAACTATTTGATTTTCAATTAGTTAGCATCTCAGCTAACGATTATTTAAAAGGGGGAAATTAATCCCCCATTAATATTATACTAAAGCAAATCTAACGATCTCGTCAGGGAAAGCTACATTTACACCTGTTCTGAAAGCCATAGTCACCTTATAGATTCTATCATTATCATCATACCAAGACCTAACATCGTTAGCCTCTTCGTCTGGTAAATCAACACCGATAAATACATTTGAAGCTCTCATCAAGTAAATATTGTTATTTGATTGAGTTAGACCTGGGTCTGAAACTACTTCAATATTTGGAAAACCAATTAAAGGCATAGACTGAGTCTGTCCTTCAGATACATAATGGAAATAGTTACCGTCAGCTAAAGCTCTTTGATAAGATAAAAACTGAGCTGGTGCAATAAACAATTTTAAATCGTCTGCTCCAGCAATAGCCTCAGGAGTTAATTCAGCCATCCCTAAAAGGATGCTAATAATATTAGACGATGTATATCCAGTCCCTGTAGTAATTCCCGATGGGTTACCATTGATAGCAGTACCAGCTGCTAAAATTTGCTTATCTAATCCGTCAAACTTACTTAGGTTAGCAGCACCAGAAGCGGTGTCTCCTTGCCAATATGCCTTACCTAAAGCCTCTTGAACTTTTGCAACTTTTTGAGAAAAATAAATCTCTTCAAAAGGAATCTCTTCTTTCTCATTAGTTAATCCCTGCTTTAACATTACCGCAGTGTACTTAGCTGCTAAGTCAGTCATACACAAATCCTCGTGTACTGCTACAGCACCTGGGGTAATAGTTCTTTGAGACAAAGTAGTAGAACCACTAGCACTCCTAGAACATCCGTCAGCTTGAAATACAACGTCTGTTGAAAGTATGTTAATTGTAGTCGGTCCTTTCACACCGTCTTGAATATTAGCGTACTCTGCTAATCTTCCTCCAGCAACTGACTTTACTATTAAGTCCATCGCATTTTGTTCCGTATACGCTGGAAGCGCACTTACATCAAAACTCATAATTTTTAATTTTTAGTTTATTATATTTTTATTTTTTAAGATAGTTATAATATCTTTTTTGTTTTCTTTTTTCAACGCTTTGAACGCTGATTTTCTTTTTACAACTGCATTATTAACAGGCTCTTCAATTAACTTTTCAGTTAATTCTAAAAGTTTAGCAAAAGAATCTCTAAGGGTTTTAATCTCTTTTTTAAGGTCTTTGTTTTCCTCTGACAAAGTAGCTTCCATAGAAAACACTCTTTCAGTTACAACAGACTCAATGATTTTTTTAGCTTCTCTTTCCTGAGCTTCAGTTAAAGGAGTAGACATTTCCTCTTCCTCTTCAGCTTCCTCTTCTATTACTGGCTCTTCTTCAGCTTCCTCTACAGCTACAATAACCCCAGCCTCAGTAGAAATAATTCTACCGTCGCTAAGTTTATGATCACCGTCTGGAGCTGGCAATAGCTCACCTTCTACCTCTACGACTACGGCAGCACCTATAGAAACATCTGGCTCTATTTGTGCTACAGTACCGTCTTCTAGTACTACGTCTTCAAACTTTTCAATAGTTTCTTCAGTAGTCTCTTCAGGGGTTTCTTCAGTAAAATTTTCAGTAATTTCAGTAGTAACTTTAGACTCGTTTTCAACTTCTACACCTTCGCTTTTAAATATGCTTTTAATGTCGTTAAATAATTCTTTAAGTTCACTCATAATGAAAAATTTTTATATACTATTATATATAACAAATAATTGATAGTATCACAATTTTATACTAACTATTTTTTTAATATTTACTTTTTACACACTTACCATTTTTTTTAGTATATCCTGGAGGACATTTTTTGTACATATTAGCTTCGTGTGTTTCCCCTACCATATACCAAATTTTGTCATTATATTCGTGTTCGTGAATACCCTCTACTCCTAAGTCACTAGCAGCTTTTAAAGCCATCTCTTTGGAAGAGTAAGCTAGTCTATCATCTATTATAGCAAAGTCTTTATCTACTACCATACTAACAAAATTATTTTTTTTCTTTTGTTTATACTTCTTTACTACTTCTCTTATTTTATTTATTAAGGTTGTTGGATATTTAATAGTCTTAGCCTGTCCAAACATACCCTCTACACTAAAACCTTTAAAGCTACCATCTTTAACCATAGCCCAAACCTCATCATTTTCGACTCTCATACTTCCCCACCAGCTACCGTCTGGAGCGTCTTCAAATCCTTTAGGTGCTTTAATACCTCTCTTAGAATCTATTATTAAGGACTCTATTACATAAACACCTTTAGCCTGTAGGTTGTTATCGTGCATTAAATTTACGTTAGCATTAAGACCATTCTTAAAAAATTTGTTTACGATCTTCTCTATAGTATCTCTTCTAAATACTACATAATATTTCTCGTTATTATCATTTAGTCT